TATTTACATAAATAAAAAATTAGTCTCTTAAATGAATATTATGGTTTAATATCTTACCGTCTTTTACTGATATTATGAAAGATTCAAATATTATTTTTTTATAATTAATAATATTATTAAATGTAATAAACGATATTATTCCTGATAAAGAAATTAATATTGTATCAATATTTATTAATTGCCACGATGATGTAATATTTTCAATAGTACCTTTTGAAATATTTTTTTTTGCTAAATAACAAACATATTCATAAGGAGATAATAAATTATTATCTATTGATATACATTTATTATTATTTTTATATAATTCTAAATTTAAATTCCAACCTCCAGTTTTAATATTATTATAAAATTTTGTTAAAAATTCATTAACCACTGAATTATTATCTTTAGGTAATAAATTTTTCTGTAATGAAAACATAATAATATAATATACACATATTATTTTTTATACTCAATAAAATAAATTATTATTTCTATCTACAAATTTATTTATACAATGACAATACGAATTTTGATAGTCGTCGTTGTTTTTTTCAGCATGTAATTTACAACATTCATGATTATGTTGACGATTCATTTGTAAAAATAAAGAATCTTTTTCCCATAATTTACATAATTTTTTTTCACATTTAAAACACCAATCCTTTCCACATCCTTTCAAATCATAACCATTTTTTTTATCTGCATAACCACAAATAGTATATGTTGTATTTTCTGGACATATATTATAATGTCCACAATGAGGACATTTTTTTTTAATTAGAATTATTTTATTTTCTTCTATTGATAATTTTGAATAAGGTCTATGAACTTTTAAATCACAAAATTTCAATAATGTTTTTTTATGAATATCACTAATGTTTCGTCTTTCAACTAGAGAATCTACTAATTCTATAATTTCTTCTTTAAAAATTAATATTTTAATATCGTTTATAATAGAATTAAATTCTTTCATACTTATCGAATTATCATATTTTTTACCATTTATTATATTTAGTATAAAAGATTTATATTCCGGATATTTATCAATATAAATATTTCCAATGTCTAAAGCATCACTAATATGAGAACATCCCATTAATATTGTTTTTAATTCATTATATATTTTATTATATTCCATATATTATTTATTAAAAATATATATATATATATTTTTAAGTAAATATTAATACTTGTTTTTTTTATATAGTTATAATATATATAATGGCATGTAATTCACATAGCGATAGTTGTTCAAATGAATATATGGATTCTAGTATTGATTGTAATAATATATGTACAAAAAGTAGTTCAATTTCTGAAAGTCAAAATAGCTGTAATGATAAATCTGATAATTTAATATCTGAATTACAGAATATTTGTAATAATATTCAATCAAATTCAAGTGAAGAAGAATCACATTCACAATGTAATTCAATTAGTAAAAATTCAAATAATTCTTGCACAAGTTCAATTAAATTAGAAGATAATAATTGTTATGAAGAATCAAATAATTGTTATGAAGAATCAAATAATTGTTATGAAGAATCTAATGATGTTTATTGTAATCCTGGTCAAACATCATCTTGTAATGATCCATCATCAACATCCAAAGCTATTTGTGATCTCAGATTAGATGTATTACAAATATTAGAAATGGTAGGGAAAATGAATAAAGAATTATGTTCTCAAAAAAAAAAAATAAAATCTCTATGCAAAAATTCAAATTGTGTTGGTAATCAAATAACACAAATAAAAAAATGTACTGCTGATAGTATGACTGATTGTTCATCTACTATAAATGATGAATTTGCAAAATTACAAGACGATATGGAAAAAAAAATAGATATAGTTAAAGGAGAATTAGATACCAAATTTACTGAATTAATTAACAGTATAAATTCTGTTAATAAATCTAGAAAAATTCACGAAGTTAGAACTAGAATTAATAGAAAAAATTTACAAAAAGGATATTTAATTTAAATAATTATGAATTAAGCTTTAGTTACTTTAATTTTTTTCTTTTTTTTCTTTTTCTTTACTTTTTCTTCTTCTATATTTTCAGGCAAGTCATTATTCTTTTTTATTTTGTTTAATTGATTCTGAGTGTAATTTTTACCAGATCTTTTCATTTTAAGTTCTTGAAGTTTTTGTCGTAAATTATCTCTACTTGATTGTGGTTTTAGATTCATCATATTATTAAAATTTGATGATTTTTGCATACTATTAAACAATTTCATAAAATCTTGTTGTTTTCTTGGATCCATATTTTTTAATTGATCATTAAATATAGAATTTATATCAATTTGCTGATTAATTTTTTTAATATCTTCTGAATTTAAAGTTGATTCTTTTGTATTATCAGAATTATTTTTTTCATTTTCGCATTCTATTTCTGTATCAGAATCATCTAAACTATGACATGAATCAGAATCTATTTCCACATTATCTATTTCTTTATTTTCAGACATAATATTACTATTATATTTACATCCTTAAGATATTTTTAAATAAATTATTCCATTATTAATAATAATTTTGAATTATTATTAATATTCATTTCACAAAGTTTTTTATCATCGATTAAAGGGGTTCCAATATAATTATCCCTAATATTCATATCTAAAATTTTCCAATTTAAATCATCCGGATCCTTAGGATAACCTAATTCATGATAATTATCCCTATTATATAAATTAATTGAACTAATATTTTTTTCATATATATTAGAATAATAATCTTTTATTTCTTTAATTGTGGTGTTTTCATTCCATTTATAATCTGGAATATAAATTCCTAAAATACCATAAAAATGAATTAACATTATTTTTTATATTAATATTTAATATTTAGTTTTAAGTGGTACATATATTAAATATTTTTCAATTTTTTTTATATTTTAGATATAGATATTTTATAATACCACATAAATATAAAACTGCAATAATTATTAACCAAATTAGTATAGGGTGTTTTAATAATATGTGTTGTTTTTGAAATTGTGTTATATCATTAAATACTAAAGGTAACTCTTCGTTAACTGCGTCTTGTTGTATATCATCGGGGTATTTTGTATGATCATAATCAGTTAAGATAAATCTTCTGACATTTTTATATATAGTTAGTACAATTTTATTTCCAATTTTATCATATTTAATATTAGGATATAAATATTTTACAAATTCTAATTCTGATATTAATCCCATGGAATATATTTCTAATAAACCAAATTTTCCAGGAGTTCTATTATTTCCAGTTTTTGTTGAAAATTTACTCCAATCTTTTAATGTATAAATACCATGACTTTGTTTAATTGGTTGTAAATTTCCTGAGAGGTTATAATTTTTATATTTAAAATCTTTTTTTTGTTTATCAGTAGAAATTTCAGTTGATTGTGGATTATGCAATGTTATTAAATTATCTCTATTAAATCCTCCAAGTTGACCATTAACATCAGAATATCCCCAATGAGAATCTCCAGGAACATAAACTATAACAGTGTTTTTTTTATCTTTAAAATATCCTGTTTGATTCTTATCATAATGAACAAAAACATCTTTTATGAATGATTTATTATTATAACAATGTATAACTTCATGAGACATTGGTCCATATTTAATATCTGATGGATTATTTAATCTAATTATTCCAAAACTATTATCAAAATCATTATAATTAATTTTACCCCAATTATGAGATTGTGAAGAAATTTTTACAGGTGGTGAATCTATATAATAAGAATAAGTTATTCTTTTATTATTTTTATAAATCATAGGTAAAAATATCATATTTTTATGTGTAGAATCTTTTTTAGATAAAAATCTAGTTTTTAATAATGCTTGAAATCCTGCTCTCCAAACATAATTATTATTATAATTATTTAGATAATGATTTTTACATTCATTAGTAATTTCTAATATACAATATTTATCATTTTTACTAATATGAAATGATTTAAATGCATCTGTAAAATTTTTCATAAAAGCTGGTCTTTTATAATTATTAATTTCAGGGAATAAATAGTCTATTAAATTTTTATTTTCTTCTCCAAATTCTTTATCATTATTAGTAAATACTTGTACTTTACCTTTATTAGGTATATTTCCAAATTTATCTTTCCAATATACACCATGTGGAGGTTTAGTTAAGACATGTCTAGCTTTAATTTGATCTAAATTTTTACAATATAAATTTCCTCTACTTCCAGTTGCTTCGTGAAAATTCCAAAATCCATGTTTATCTTGTAAATGAGTTGTTTCAAAAAAAGGAGTATTTATTGGATAACTTCCTTTTTGAGTACTTGTATACCAGTCCAAATATGTTGATAATTCATTAGCATAATTTAAGAATTCTTTATTTGTATAAAAATCAGATGTAGTCGTCATTATAACAGGTATTATATATGAACCATTTAATGATTTCATCTGTCTTATATGAGCTATTTTTTCTTTAACTTGATTTATTGTATATTTTTCAGGCTTTGCAATAAAATATTGTAAAACTTTTTCTGCGGAAGATGAAAATTTCTCAATATCTTTTTTATCGAATATATCCATTATATATATATTATTAAATAATAAATTTCATATTAATAAATTTTTATTTTTTTACAGATAATTTTTTATTTCTAGATTGTATACCAATAGATATTTTTAAAGGATTAGTTATAAATTTTTCTTTATAAAAATCTTGGAATTTTTTTTTAGTTATTATATTTGTTTTAAGGAAAGATATAATTTTTTCTTTTTCGTCAAATATTACATCTAATTTTGGATTTTTGGATGATATATATGATTCTAAACGTGACATTTGTTCATAAATATTATTATCAGGTTCTTCAAGAATAGATAATAATCCTTTTATAGAAGACTTAAAATCATTATCTGTTATAGTGTTTACTTTTTCATAAATATAATTATTTATTGTATCTATAATTTTATTGTTCAATTCTATTGTATTTAATTTAAATGATTGGACAAGGATTGTAATATATAATTTATTAATAAAAGTTTTATTCAAATCACTTGAAAAGGCGGATACAATATAACCTAAGTTTTCCAAAGTCCTTAATTTATAAAAAACTTCATTATGTATAAATGTTTCTAATAAATACCATAAACATATTTTTTCTTCCCAATTTTCAGTTATTTCTTTTTCTATTGTATCTATATAATATAATACACGAATAGCTGAATTATCATCTTTTTTATTTTCACTATCTTCAATATATAAAATGTCACTTGATAAATTTGGCATACATTTATAATTAATATTATCATCAGTTTTAAAATTAAGTATAGCTAATTTTTGTAAAATATTTTTACTTAATTCTCTATTAATATTTCCACTAATTAATCCACCAATTTTACCAGTTGTTAAAATATATCTAATTTTTTTAGAAACTTTTTTTAAGAATATTTTGCTATTTTTTTTTAGATTATTTTTAAAATTTTCTACCTCTACATGTAATTCATTTCTTGAAAAAGAACATATATTTTTTAATTTTTCATTAATTATAATATCTAATTTTTTATAGGGTGGGTAATATTTAGTATTTTCTAGATATTTATCAATTTTCTCAATTATAACATTTACTATATCAATATCCTCAATATTAGTAGTAAATAACCAACAATTAAAAACATGTAATAAATTTTTATCAATAAGATTATTATAGTATGAATTTATATTAATATATAATTTATAATCACTAATAATTGATGAATAGTTACATAATCCACTACTGTAATCGTAAATTTCTGAACTATAAAAAATACTAAGATAATTTAAGTAAATAAAAGTGTATAAATATAATTTAATATCTTTTGGATTGTATAAAAAACTCAAGTCAACTGATAAATTTATATATATATTATCTTCATCAAAAGTATTTCTTGTGTCTAAATATATTTCATGTATATCATGTATTTTTATTGGTTTTGGAATATTTTCTTTAATTATCTCTACATCTAATAAATCTAAAGTTATTAAATTACTAACTAGTGGATAATTCTCAAATTTTTCAAGTGCATTAAAATTATTTAAATTTTTATACTGAATTAAATATTCTGTTTCATAATATTCCTCTTTTTCATATTTAATATCATCTTTTTTAGGAAATACTTTTATTACAATCATTTCTTCATAATTTATTAATTTTAATATAGAGTTAAATTTTTCTAATATTAAATCAAAATTTTCATGAATTATAATATTATTAATTAATAAATATTTAAAATCAATCTCATAAGATTCATCTATTGATGCACAAGATTGAACAAAGTCGTGAGGAGAAATTTCTTGATTTTTTTTTAGGTCAAGCTTTCTTTTTATCAAAAATTCATTCAATAATTCTTTGTAATATGTTTTTTTATTATTTATATCTGAAATCAAATACCTAAAATAATTTATAATTATTGATGTTATATTATCCATTTGTTCTAATCCTTTATTTGTTAAACTTAAATCAATTCCTATAAAAATATCATTATCAACTTTGTATGTATCATACGCTGATAAACTTGTTATGTAAGATTTTTTTTTTAAAAATTCAAATAAAGTATTTTTCCCCTCATGACCCATAATATGAGAAAAATAATCAATCGTTAAATCGGTAATAAATAAATTTTCACCTTTTCTATTTTTATCAAAATTTATTTTCCAAAATATATTTAGTTTTTTAATATCACTTATTGGATTTACAAGTATTTCTTGATAAGAATCTTTTTTGGTTATTACTAATGGAATACTTAAATCTCTTGAATTTGTATCAGCATTGTTGGTTACTTTATTGAATATATCTTTAATTTCATCAACAAAGTTATCTGAAATTTTATTATGGTATATAAATAATGACATTTTATTTGCTGAATATTTTTCATTAAAAAACTTGTATAATTTATCTCTTAAAATTTTTATATTTTCTTTATCATTTTTAGGTAATAATGTTTTTAAATTTCCTGTACTAAATTTACTTATTTTATGATTTTGATTAAAACACTTTTTAATTATATCATATATTCTCCAATCATCTTGAGAAATATTCTTAACATGCTCTGAATCTACAGCTTTTACTTCTTTTTCTACAAATTCATCTTGTAATAATGGATCAATAAAAAATTGTGCAAATATATCTAATGATTTTTCAAAAGCATCTGAATTAATATCATAATGATACCATGTTCTATCAATAGAAGTATGAGCATTAGATGATCCACCATTTTGCATAATAAAATCAGAATATTCTTTTTCTCCAGGATATTTAGTACTTCCTAAAAATAACATATGTTCCAGAAAATGTGCAATTCCAAGAGCATCATCATAATTATCTAAATGTCCAACATTGACACTCATACAAGCTGAACTTTTGGTAATATTTGGATTTTCAATTAATAATACTTTTAATTTATTATCAAGAGTAAAAGTTTTATATTTTTTTTTATCATTTATTGATGTTAATAAATCTCCTGATTTTTTAATTATCTTAGAATTTCCATATAATAATTTGTTTTCAATATAGGAGTTATCCATTATAATAATACTAAGAAAATAAAATATTTATATATATATATATATATAAAGAATGACAGTTTTTGAAAAAATCAAAAATAAATTTACTATTCAAAATATAATAAATATACTAGTATTAGGAATTTCTATTTATTTATTAGTTTATCATTTTAAGGTAAAAAAAGTTATAAATTTGATTGATGTTGAAGATGATCGTGTAATAATCAAGAATTTAAAATCTAATTTTATTAAAGTAGATCTTGTTAATTATAATAAGATGCATGGAGTAGAAAATGGATTTATTTCCGCTAAACATATACAAGCTTCTGATAAGATCAATTCTAATAATATTCAATCTAAAGTCATGAAATCTAATAATATATTAATAAATGGAAAAGTAGTTCGTAATTTGAAAAATTCAAATAATTTAGTATTAATTCCTATTTTTCCAGATGAATGTAATAAATTATTAAACTATAAATATACTTTAGTAAAAACATACATCCAGAATCGGAAGAGAATCAATTTAGATGATTGGGATAGTATCACTGATAAACAAAAATTAAACAGGTGGTCAGAATATGTAAAAAGTGGCAATGTTAGTGCAAAATATATAAGTATTAATATGCTATCAATTACTGTATTATATTATTATTATTTAATAAAACATATTAGAAATAATAATATAATGGAAGTATTTAAAAAAATACCAATAAATAAATTACATGAAACTATTGATTTTAATGATGAAAATGAATCTATGTCGTATTATTTACAAAAATGTTCATATTTTGTATGGTATATGTTAAATAATACTAAAAATACTATTGTTAATAAATATATATATACACATTTGAGAAAACATTGGGATACTATATATATACATGATAAATACTTTGAAAATATATATACAGGTGAAAAATATTCTAATATTTATTATGTATCAAATATAGACCTTTACGAATCACAAACACAACCTATCCAAGATGTATGTGATAAAATATTTAAATATATTAGAAATATAAATATTTTAGAACAAAAATTAATTGCTAAAATAAATACTGCTATAAACGATGATTCAATACAAACAATACAAGAGTTTAATAATTTTATTCTTCTAGAAGAATTATCAGAAGAGGAATCAGAAGAGGAATCAGAAGAATTATCAGAAGAGTATACAGGAATAGACTTACGTTACCCAATAATGAAAATTGAAAAAGAATATCCATTAAAACCAAGAATGTTTAATCTTCCGGTGAAATCAGATACAGATATTAAAAGTATAGATTTGATGAATAATATATATAAATATGTTTTATGATAATATTTTATTGTCTATTTCATTATTATCCATTATTATATTACTAAGAAAAAATAAATTTAATATATAATAGGTATTTAAGAATTTGGAATATTAAATATTATAAATCATTTTATTACATTAGTTAATTAATTTTTGTTCTTTATAAATATTTTTTCAGTGAAATGAGTGAATTATTAAAAAACACGAGTGTTGATAAGTTTGATAATATAATTATTGATAAAAATGTTTATATAAAAGGAACTGCTAAAATTTCAAAAAATTTTATAGTTGACGGTGAGATTAATATAAATGGAAATGTTAAAATTTAACATAATGTTTTTGTTTAAAATAATTTAAGAGTTCATAATAACTTATTATATAATGAATTAGAAAAAAAAAGATAAAGACTGAATTATACAATTAAATAAATAATTATATATATAATTATATTTATTATAATTAAATATTAACTATTTTTCTCATAGCATCTTTTACCGAATATCCATTTTTTCTGAAGTATTTAAAAATACTTAATTTTTGTTTAGATTTAATGATTTTAATTATTTTCTTTTTTTTTTCTAATTCCTCTTTTCTTTTATCAAGTTGAGTATGATATACATTTACTTCTTTTTTCATTCTAATAATATAATAATTAATACAATCATAAATAAGATTTATAATTTTATTTTCCTCTAATGAAGTGTCCAAATATTCTAAAGTATTAAAATAAACATTATTTATAATATTATTATTATTCATAGTAATTAGTAAAATATTCATTGAAATTTTATTTAATTTTTCAACTTGCACAGGATCTAAAAAATATTCATAACAATCAGATAATGATTTAATTCCAATTATAATATCTTTATAAGTAAGAGAATCGTCAGTATGATTTTGAAAAGCTTTTACTAAATTTCTCCACTTTGTCCAGTAAGAATTACTTTCCAATGCTTGATTTAAAAAATAAGAAGCTGTATATTTATTTATATAATCGATCATTATAGATTGATTTATATTTATAATTTTAAATAAATATGATAAATAAAACTAATTTAAATTTTTTATATTTTCTCTATCCACCCACCTTCATAATATTTATTACAATTTTAAATGGTAATAAATATATTTCAATATTTATCGTATACAATACCTTGTCTATTTTTCATACCATCTTTCTATTCCCCTTCATACTTTTTATTTCCATTTTCATGATATTGAATACCTTGTCCATTTGCTTTACTCTCTTTCCATTCTCCTTCGTATTGTTTATTTCCATTTTAATAATATTGAATACCTTTTCCAATTCGATCACCATCTTTCCATTCTCCTTCATAAAATTTTGTACCATTCACTAAATAATAAATACCTTGTCCATGAAATTTACTACCTATAAATTCTCCTTCATATCTTTTATTACCATTTTCATAATATTCAGTACCTTGTCCATTTAGTTTACCATCTACCCATTCTCCTTCATATCTTTTATTACCATTTTCTAAATATGCAATACCTTGTCCATTTAGTTTACCATCTACCCATTCTCCTTCATATCTTTTATTACCATTTTCTAAATATGCAATACCTTGTCCATGTAGCTTACCATCTTTCCATTCTCCTTCATATTTTTTATTTCCATTTTCCCAATACCAAATACTTTGCAAATTTGGTTTACCATCTTTCCATTCTCCTTCATAATGTTTATTTCCATTTTCCCAATATTCAATACCTTGTCCATTTTGTAAACCATCTTTCCATTCCCCTTTATGTCTTTTATTTCCATTTTTATAATATTCAATACCTTGTCCATGTGGCTGACCATCTTTCAATTTCCCTTCATACCATTTATTTCCATTTTTTCGATAAATAATTCCTTTTCCATTTGGTAAACCATCTTTCCATTCTCCTTCTTGTACTTTATTTCCATTTTTAATATAAAAAGTTCCTTTTCCAGAATATTTACCATTTTTCCATTCTCCTTCATATCTTTTATCACCATTTTTATAATATTCAGTACCTTGTCCATTTGATTTTCCTTCTTTGTATTCTCCTTCATACAATTTATTACTATTTTCATAATATATAATACCTTTTCCAGAATATTTACCATTTTTCAATTCTCCTTCATATTTTTTATTTCCATTATCATAGAATAATATACCTCTATTAGATATTTGCCCATTTCTAAATTCTCCTTCATATTTTTTGGAACCAGTTTTATAGAATAATATACCTTGCCCGTTATAAGAATTATTTATTAATGTACCCTGATACTCAATATTTCCTGATTTTGAATATTTTATACCAAAACCTTCATACTTTCTATCTTTTATATTACCATCATATTTAATATTTCCATTTTTATAATATATTTTACACTTACCGCTATACATTCCATTTATAAATTCACCAATGTAATCTATATAACCATTATTATAATATGTAATACCAAAACCTGTAAAAGTATATTCACCTTCTTTTGAAACTAATTTGTAATCTATATCAAAAATTTTCATTAAATAATTAATAGATTTATATTAAAAAAAAAATATAATCTATTCAATAAATAAAGTTATCAATTTTTTACACCCTCTTACCATTTTTAAATTCTCCTTCAAATAATTTTGTACCATTTTCTAAATAATAAATACCTTTCCCATTAAATTGGTTATATAAGAACATACCTTCATATTTTTTATTTCCATTTCTATAATTTACAATACCTTTTCCATGAAGAAATCCTTCATTAAATTCTCCATTGTATGATACAATACCATTTTCAAAAAATATAATACCATTTTTAAATGGTAAATTATTTTTGAATTGTCCTTCATATTGCTTATTCCCATTTTCTAAATACGTAATACCAAAACCATCAAGATTATCATCTTTAAATCCACCAATATATTTTTTAAGATTTTTCTTATAAAAAGATATACCTTCCCCATTTCTTTTATCATTCTTCCAATTTCCTTTATATTCGATATCACCATCTGTATAATATTTAATACCATAACCATTTGGTATTCCATTTATAAATTCACCCTCAAACTTTTTAATTCCATTATCAAAATAATATATACCTTGCCCATTACATTTACCTTCTTTCCAATTTCCTATATATAATTTATTTTCATTTAAATCGTAAGTTATACCTTTACCATTAGCTTTATTGTTTTTAAATTCTCCATCATATTTAATATTGCCATTTAAATAATATGATATTCCATATCCATCTGGATATCCACATTTATATTCTCCTTCATGATTCTTGTTACCATTTTTATTATATAAAATTCCTTTACCATTTTTATCACATTTATCTATATATCCGTGATATTTAATAGTACCTATTTCATAATATATTTTACATTGATTTGGTAATGCACCATTTCTAAATTCTCCTTCATATTTTTTATTTCCATTTTCATAATATAAAATACCATTTCCATTATAAGAATTATCTTTAAATAATCCTTTATATTCTATATTTCCGTGTTTAGAATATTTTATACCAAATCCATCATATTTATCATCTTTAATATTTCCATAGTATTTAAGATTCCCATTATTATAATATATTTTACATTTACCACTATATTTTCCATTTAAAAAATCACCTACATAATTTATATAACCATTATTAAAATATATAATTCCAAAACCTGTAAAAGTACATTCACTTTTTGTAGATGATGCAATTAATTCATTTTCAATATTAAAAATATTGATTTTCATTAAATAATAAATAATTAAGAATATCCAAATATAAAATTAACAATAAATAAAGCTATCAATTTTTTTATATTTTTTACCATTTCTAATTTATCCTCTAAATAATTTTAAACCATTTTTTAATTTAACATTTTTTTTAATAAATGTTGAAAAATATAGATTATAATATCTTAAATAATAGTATAATTATATCGAGTATGGAATTTCCAGTATATGATGGAATAGAACATCATACAGATTATCTTGAAAAATTAGAAGAGTATTTAAAAACAAAAAATAATGAAAAATATGATATTATTTTTGGATTTATTAAAGAATGGTTGAAAGAAACAAAAATAAATTTAAAATCATTAAACAATTTTAAAAATATCAATAAAAATTTTTTACCTTCTGATGAAAAGAATACTTTAATTCTTGAAAAAAGATCTAATGAAATATTAAAAAATTTAGATCTACAAGATAAAAATATAAATAATGAAAATATTTATGATTTTTTAAATTCAATATTAAATTCTATTAATTACAAATTATCAGCAGTTAAAGATGGTAATATTATAAGATTATCAATAGTGAATAATATATTTTTTTAAAAAATAGATTGAAAGCAAATTTGGTTAGGTTTCATTTGAGGACATTGCCAATTAAATAAATTAATATATGATTTATTTGGCGATTTACCAAATTTATAATCATATACTTTTTCATAATCATCATTATCCGAATCTACATCAAATGGTTTTAATTCAGATAATAATGCTTCAGAATTTTGCATATTATCAGTAATTGTTACCAAATCTGTATTATTATTTTTTGATACCAATCTAATAAAATTAGAAATTAATAATTGAATATCTTCACTTAAACATGTATACAAAAATAAATGTGAAATATTAAGTTGTTCATCTGAATCTTTAATTGCTTTTGTATAATTAAAATAACTTATGAAATCAACAATTTTATTTTTTTTATTTTTTAAAATATACACATTAACATTATCATTAAACAATATCTTTTCAAGTTCATCAATTGAGTAATTTACATATAAATTATATCTCGACATGTATTCAATATATAATTTATGAATTTCATCAACATAATTATTATTTTTAAGATCTTGTGATGTAATTTTTATATAATAATCCGATGGATCTACATTTTCTAAAAATCTATTATGTAAATTATTAGTATTGTTATCAGTATCAATAGAAATGAAATCATGTTTATGTAATTTATTATAATTTAGTGGTCTATTATAATATCTAATTACTGAAATTGGTTTAGCTACTTTTTTGTTTGTAGAGAAAATACCAAAATTATATTGTTTATTTACACAATTTCTAGTGACTTCGTCAATTAATAGATGAACCATTTTTTGTGTTCCATTATTTCTATATTTTGGATGAATACATAAAAAATTTACATTAATAAAATCCTCATTTTTATTATTCATTACTAAATTTTGTTTTGTATAAGAAACAGTTCCTAAAATATTATTTTCAAATTGTAGCACTAAACATTCACCATTTTGGACAAAAAATTGTAATATATCAGGTGTAAAAAAATATGAAAATTTAGATGATTCTTCTTTATCATAATATAAATTTAAAAAGTCACAAACTTGTGATAATTTACAAAAATCTTCCATGTCAATAGACTCCCATTTTAATTGTGGAATAGAAATTGGTGTTTTAGAATTATATAATGAAATTTTATCAAGATCACAAATTTTGGAAGTAGTAGCCACAATTTTATTTATTTGTATTACTGGTTTAGTACTCCAAAAGGAATTATTATTTTCAACATTCTCTGTATATTCAGTCATTATAATAATATTCAAACTTATATAATGTTTAAGTAAATTGTTTAAGTATAATTTTATATTTATTAATTAATATAAATAAAAAAATTCATATATGGTAGATAGCCTAGTTTATAAACATAACGAATCTACAGAAATAAAAAATATTTATTTTAATGAAGTTTTTACAAATAATATTTTTCTTAAAAAATTAAATATTTATAATCCGGATGCAGATGAACCACTGCAAAAATTTTGGTTTTATATAAATAAAGCTTCAATAATAAAAAAAAATAATAATTTTTTAATTTTAGGAATTTTTAATAAAGATAAAAACTTAATTAATTCAATAAATAATTTAGATCAAGCTATTTATAAAAATACTCAAATATATTATAAAGTTAATAATTATTATAATTCAATAAAAACAAATAATAATTTTCTTCCTTCAATTAAATGTATATATTCAAATGAAATTATTATTGACGACTTTAATAATAACTTGAATTATAATGAAATTAAAGAATTAGATAATATTAGTGTATATATTGAACTGTCACATATAGTAATTAATTCTAATTGTACACCAATTTGGAAAATATTGCAAATAAAAAAAAATAAAGTTATTGACTTGAATAAATCTTTTTTTAATAATAATTCAGAAAACTTTAATATTCCAAATATTCAAAATATTCCAAATATTCCAAAAGTGAATATACAGAATAGTAGTAATAATATAGTTCAAAAAATTAATAATAATGTTTCTAAAAATCCTATTAAAATAATACCATCAGTACAAGATATTTTGAGTATTAAAGCAAATCTTAAGAAAAATAATAAAAGTACAGATAAAATAGTAGATTCAGAAATCAAAAAAAATAATTTCGATATTCCTTTAAAGAAAGTCGAAACGAATGTTGCGAAAAGTATGGTTGAAATTCTAAAAATGGAACATTTAAATAAAATAAATAATAAAATTTTGTTATATGAAAAATCTTTTAAAAAAGATCAGATTCATAAAAAATATAAAAAAATCGTTAAAAAAATTAGAAAAATCAGCATTTAATTAATAATTTATTGTTATCATCTATTATTTTATAAATTTTTTGTGATTTCCCAATAACATTTAATTTAAATAGACCAACAGTATATATAGTTATATTATATGAGCATGTGTTATTAAATTCGTCTGATGAAAGTATAATTTCTGTACTATCTGTATTACCATCGATAATTGAAAAATTATATAATGAATTAAAAGGAAAACCTTTTTTTTGTTCATAAATTCTTTTATTTTTTATATATTTATCATTCGTATAGAATATAAACATTGGATCAATATCCATTGAATTCATATAATCAGTATCTATAGAAATATCAGATTTTTCATATAATTTATCTTCAGGAAAATAATCTATATTATCATCATTAGTTTCTTCTAAACTATTATTTATTTTAGCTTTTAGAGGATTAGTTTTAGTCTTAATAGACCCATAAGCATGATCAATATTAATATCTTTAAAATCATGTAATTTGTTTTTATTAATTTTTAATAGATCTAAATTATCTTCATTAATTATTAAATTATATAGTAAATCATTATATTTTATATATAAATTTCCATATAAATCATAACTTAAAACACATTTTGAATCTGAATTATTAACAAATAAATCCATATATTTATATTTAGACATTTTATCTCTAAATATAATAATATTAATAATCAATTTTTAATTTACATATAGTTTATTATTCAATATTGTGTTTTATCAAACCATTTACATATGTAAAAAAAGAAATAAGTTGAATTGATTCATTAGATCCAATTAATATTTTATTTTCACATTTAGAAAGATAAATTATTATTTGTGCTTTTTGTTTATCACTTATGTCAGATACCTCAATTTTATTCAATATGGAATCGAAAATATAAAATATAGGATATCCTTTATTTATAATATTATTAGTTTGTTCAACAATTGTATTTATATCAGATTTAAATAAAATATTCCAAATTTTATTTATAACTTTTTCATCTATATAAGAAGTTATATTATTAACATCTTCTTGTTGGATCATATCTGATTTAATATATTGTAAATTTTGTAAAATATTAATTCCTCTTCGAATATCTCCTTGACAAATTATAGATATCTTATTTAATGCTTCATCTGAAATAGATAATTTTTCTTCAAATGAAATTTCTTTTAATTTTTTTATACAATAATCGGGCATTATTTCTTTAAACTTGAAAGAAGAACATCTTGATTTTATTGAATCTAATATTTGATAATCATAATTACAAATAAATACAAATCTTGTTATATTAGTTGTACTTTCCATAACTTTTCTTAAGGCAGATTGTGCTTCTGTTGTCATAGCATCTGCTTCATCAAGTATAATTATTTTAAAATCGGGACAAGGATAATTAACATCTTTTGTTCCAAGTGATATTTTTGCAAATCTTATAATTTTATTTCTAACAACATTAATACCTCTTTCATCTGATGCATTTAATTCTAAAACACGATCATTATATATTTTAGGACCAAATAATTCCATTGATAACGCTACAATACATGATGTTTTGCCAGTTCCCGGAGGACCATATAATAATAAATGAGGCATATTACCAGTTTCTTTAATAGTATTTAAAATTTGTTTTATTGTATCATGTTGTATTATATTTGATATTTTATGTGGTCGATGTTTTTCGACCCAAGGTATTGTATTATAACTCATTAAGTAATTATAAAAGATATAATCTTAAGTAAATTATATAAAATATATAATTAATAATTTTTATAATAAAATTATCAATTTTTTATCAATTATATATATACGTATAATATGAATCAAAATTCAGATACTGAAAGTAAATATAGAATTATTGTCAATTCAAAAGATCAATTTTTAAAAGAAATTGAAAAAATTAAAAATGACTATAAAAATAAAATTGTTTATTTAACAAATTTATTAAATCAAGAATATATAAAAAACAAAATTTTAATTTCTAAAATTGCATCCGGAGAAAATGATAATTCTAACTGTATTGAAAGGAATAAAAAAAATAAAAAAATTATAAGACAAAACAAAGAAAATATTACACAACAATTGTATTTTTTTATTTTTTTACTTATTTTAATTGCTATTTTATTTATTAGAATCAAATAAAAAAATTATAACATTTAAAAAATAATTATTTATTTTTTAATATGAATAATTTAGAAATAATTGGAATAACAGGGTATAAAAATAGCGGTAAAGACACTCTTGCTGAATATTTTATTAATAAAGGATATCACAAAATATCATTTGCAGATTCTTTAAAAGAAGCATGTAAAGCTATTTTTTCATTTTCAGATGATCAACTACATAATCAAAATTTTAAAGAAAAAGAAGATATTTATTGGAAACATTCACCCAGGGAATTATTACAAAAAATAGGTACAGAATTATTTAGAAATACTTTACCAAAAATTTGCACCAATATTGATAAGGATATATGGATAAGAAGTATTGAAAGAAAAATATTAAAATTAAATATAGAAAATAAAATTACTAAATTTGTTATACCTGATGTAAGATTTGAAAATGAAGCAGAATTTATAAGAAAAAATAAAGGTACTATTATATTTATTAATAGAAATATATTAAATAATGATTTTCATGAATCAGAAAATAAAATAAATATAATTAAATATGATATAAAGATTAATAATAATAATACAATTTCTGATTTATATGCTGCTATAGATAATTCAAGTTTATTTAAATTATAAGTTTTTTAGTTCTTGTAGTTGTTACAGCACCTATTTCATTAGTTTTTTTTACATTTTTAACTTTAGTATAAATTACACCCAATTTATTAAAATTTTTAAATTTACTATTTTTTTTACACAAGAAAGCTCCATATAATAATAAATTATCATTAATATCTTTATTATTTTCCGTATTTTCAAATATAACATGACATGATGGTAGATTATTTACATGAAACCATACATCATTTTCATTTGCATTATCTATAATTTCCCAATTTTCTTTTTTATTTTTACCTACATAATATTTATAAATTTTTTCATTATATTCATATTCTATAGTCAACATAATTTTATATTATAATTCAATATATAATATTTATTATTTTTTAAATATTTTAAAAAATTGAATATATTATTTATTACCTATATTATTGAATAAATATTATAAAACAAAGATGAATAAATTGTCTATAACTTTATTATTAAATGCAGCAATTAAGATTGAAAGAAAGGAGATTATTGATAGAAAATTTTACTCAGAAAATACATATAATTTAATTTCATGTATGACATATATGTATTATATTGTACATGAAGAATTTTTTAATGAAAATCAACTACAAAAATATTTATTGAATATAGAACAAGTTCCATATAATTTACAATATCAAATATGTGATGTTTTAAATTGTAAACGAATTAAATTGGTTAAATTTAAATTAGAAAAAATAAAATTAATATTGAGAAGGATAATAAATAATAATACGAATATTGTATTTATATTCAAAAAATACTATATCCAATATTGTAAAATGTTAAATATTCCAAGATATTCAAAGTGTAATAATTACAATAATTTTTTAAGACATGTAAACAGAAAAAAAATTTTTAATATAAAAAAAAAATTATATATAAAAAATCAAAAAATTTGTGGAAAATTCAAAAATAAATTTTATATAGGTGTAATTTTTATTAATGAATTTTATACTGGTTCTGTATACAAAAATGGAAATTGGATAACTGTAAGATTTGAAGATGGTGATATTCAAGATTATCATTTGGAAACAGCATTAAATGATAAAATTATAAAATTATATTAATTTTTTTTATAGCGTTAAAAATAGTATAAAATATTTATTATAATTAAATATAGTTATGGATATAAATGATGATAATATTGATATAGATCAACTTTTAAAACTTGCTAATTCTATTGCAAATGATAATGTTAAAAATAATATTCCAGTGCAAGAAGCACAATTAATTAATAATAATAATCAACAACCAAGACAACCACCATCACAACAATCAAATAAACCATCACAACAACAAAGTCAACCTAGACAACCACCACAACAACAATCAAATAAACCATCACAACAACCAAGTCAACCTAGACAACCACCACAACAACAATCAAATAAACCATCACAACAACCAAGTCAACCTAGACAACTACCACAACAACAATCAAATAAACCATCACAACAACCAAGTCAACCTAGACAACCACCACAACAACAATCAAATAAACCATCACAACAACCAAGTCAACCTAGACAACCATCACAAGAAGTACAAGAAGTACAAATAGAAAAAGTAGTTGAAAATAATATTAACAGTAATCAAGATAATAATCAACAACTTGGTAATAATGAATTATCAAACTTTTCTGATATATCTAATTTATCTAATTTATCTAATGATATTTCTAGTGAGGTTGTAATAGAAAAAATTTGTAAAATACCAAAACCAACATTTTATTTTATAATTACTTCAATAATTATTGGTTATTTATTATACACATTTACATCATCAAAAGTTCCAGAAAAGAAAAAAAAATAAAAATCTTATTTTAAAAAATTATTTAAAATAAAAAAATTAACACATACTTTGTAATAAAGGATTTAGATTTGTAAAATAAATATATGTATTTAGTAATTTATTCATAGTATTCATAATTTGTTTTATATGAAAATTTAGATTAATTGTCATAAATATATAAAAATTTATATTATTTGGTTTTTTTGGAAATAATTCAATAATATTATAATTAATAGCTATTGGTTCCGTATATATAGTATAAGAAGTATTAATATTTTCTAATATTTTATCTGAACATTTATACATTTTTTTCTTTTCTAAACATTTTTTATTTTCTTCACTTAATTTTTGAAAAGTTGTTTTTAGATTCATATTTGATAAAAAATAAATATTTATAAAATTATTAATTACATTAACATCATTTTTTTTTATTATTGATTTATTATAATCAGATCCAAATAGACAACAAAATTGAATAAATTTTTTATAATATTCATCATCTGTAAAATTTATATTACTATTAACGTCTAATGATTTTTTTTTAAAATTATTTATAATTTTATCATAAGAAATAACATCAGTTGTATTTGTTTTTAAATTAAAATTCTTAAAAATATATGGACATCCATAAAGTAAAATATCAGAATCATCAGTTATTACACCAGATATAAATTTTCTATATTTTTTGGCAATTAACGCACATTGTGAATCGGCTTCTTGAGGAGCTTGAATGTAATTTAATCCCATACAATCTAATAATTGTTTACATTCGTCGATATTTTCTTTAGTTATTTTATATGATTTTTTAAACCATTTAGTATAATCATTTTTATTTGATTGAATATCAGTATCATTTAGTTTAATTTCAGCAGATAATTTCTTTTTTTTTCTATTTAAAATTGTATTAAACTTTAAATCATTTGGCTTTCCATCAAATACAAATAAAGGTAAAATATTCATTCGTAATAAACTTGTTGTAAAATAATTTATAGTGTATATATGATTAACAATTTTATTATCTTTATTACATACATCTTTTCCACTTGATCTAATTCCTATACCGTATTTATTTAATATAAATGATGCATCAACAATTATAATTTTTCCAGATAAATTTTCAATTTTGCATTTTTCAATTTGTACAAGATCTGTTTTAAATAATCCTGATATACCCATTATTTAATTGTATATCTTATTTTTCTATAAAAAACTTTAATAAACTTTTAACAATTTTATAAATCAATTTTTTATTTAAATATTTATTATGTAATAAAGAAATCCATTGCAATGTAAATCATTTGATTGATTCCAATGATCACATAATACATAAATAGTATTTTTTTGAATTGATGTAATTGTCATTGGTTTGTTATTTAAAATTAATTTCTTACAATTTTCATTTAAAATATCCAAATTAGATCCAAAAGAATTTAGTGTTTTAAAGTAAGTTAATTTCCCCACTATACCTTTTTTATCAAGACCTAATAATATATACATATTGTTAGTATTTTTTTCAAAATCAATAGAGCGTATTTCAACATAATTTGATGTTTTTTTAGAGAATCCACTAAGACGTGCTTTTCTATATAAATTAATATATTCTTTAAAAATAAAATCGCCTGTTAATTTAATTTCATTATCTTCATTAATTGTATCAGATTCTAATAATCCTAAATATTTATTACCATCTTCTATTTGAATAGCAAAAATAATTTTACTTTTGATATAAATTATACCACAAATTTGAATACATGTTTGTGGATGCTTAATAGAATTAGAAATTAAATCTAAAATAGTTTGTGAAGAATCTTTGTGTTTTAGAATAAAATAATTTTTTAAATTATTACCAGATAATCCAATAATTTTATTATTTTTTATGTAAAAACTAATAGGTTCATTTGTATTCATAAATCTAAAAGTATCAAAAGTATATTCTTTATAGGAATTACTTAATTCTGTATTATTTATTGTGAAAGTTGTCAATACATTTGAACAGTTGTCATCTATACTTGCTATTAATTTATCATCATAAACAGTTGCATCTAATAAAGATGGTATATTACATTTTTCAAAATTATATGGAGCAGTTTTTGTAGATACTGAAGTTATACTCATATATATAGTTCAAAAAGATAAACTTTTTTCTTATTACTATATAAAATATTTTGCCTAAATATAATTTTTTATATATAATTATGGTAAATAATACAATAGATGAAATATTTAATTATATCTATTTAAATACTAAATTTAAACCAGAAGTTGAAAAAGGTAATATTGAATACAAGCTAAGATTAGATACTAAAGATAATACAGGATTATCAAGAACATCTTCTCAATTATTATGGAGATTAAATGAGGGGAAGCAAATATATAATTTATATGAAGCTTTTTATATTCTAGGTGTAAAAGATAATGGAGAATTTAGTAATTTATCAAAAAAAACTTTAATTAAAACTATTAATATATTCAAAACTATAATAAAAAAAAATAATTGTAAAATTAAGAATCAAAAATATTATAATATTAATAATAATAATATTTATATATTACAAATTTGTAAATTAGATAATGATAAAGATATTAATGAAACATGTATAGGATTAGTTGGACCATCTGGAAGTGGAAAGACAACTTTATTAAGTATATTATTATATGATGAAGTTGATAATGGGAATGGTTTTGCACGAAATATAATATTAACACACGAACATGAAAAATCAAGTGGGAAAACATCTTCACTTAAAAGAGATTCAATTGGATTTAAAAATAATAAAATAATAAATTATAATTATGGTCTTGGAATAACTATAGAAGATAAATATTTACAATCAGATAATTATGTAACTATTGTTGATAATCCTGGAGATAAAAAATTTATTAAAACATTATTATACAGTATATCTAGTTCACATAATGATATATATTTATATTGTATTGAAATTGATAAATTAAATATATATATTAAGAATAATAAATCTTTTTTTATAAATTTTATAAAAACATGTGAAAGTTTTAATATTAAATTAGTTATACTATTAACAAAAAGTGAAAATAAAAATATTAAAAATTTAGAAAATTTACAAGATTTATTTAATAAATTAAATTTAAAAATTATAGAAATAAATTCTGAAAATAATAAAAATCTAAAAAATGATAATTTATTTTATTATTTAGAAATTTCATGTATATCTAAATTAGGTATTGAAATATTAATTGATTGGATAAATTATATAACAAAAAATAAAAAAAAAATAATAAACAATAATAATAAAATATTGTTTAATACAAATGAAATATATAATATACCAAATATAGGTAATATTTTTTATGGAAAGATGATATATGGCAATATAAAAAAGAATGATAAATTGTATTTATATTATAATAATAATTTATTAGAAAGAAAAATTAATAATATACATAAAAAATTAATTGAATCTTCAACATTAAAAGAAAATGAAACAGGATGTTTACAATTACATGATTTAAATTTTAATATAGATAAAACATGTATTTTAATTAATAATAATATGAAAAAATTTTTAGTAAATAAATTTATTTTCAAACCATTTTATAAAGAACCAAAAAATAAAGATTATTTATTATTTTGTGAATCGCAAATATATCAAGTAAAGGTTTATAAAGAAAAAGATAATATTATAGTTGAATCAAATATTAATAAAATGTTAGTTTTAAATACATCATTAATAATATTAAAAGATATTAATAATTGTTTTTTTGGAAAAGGATTGTTATTAAAATAAATATTATTTTTTTTGTTTAACTAGATCATTTAAATTATTTAATATATTATTTAAAGTCAATATTTGAATTCTTCTTAATTTTAAATTTTTCTTATTTTCAGTTTCAATATTGTTAGTAATTTTAATTATATTTTCTATATAATCGAGTTTATAATTTTTCAAATTATTTTTAATATCAAAAATTAATTGATTAATTAATCTATCATATCCAATAAATACATTTGCACATTCATATTCATCCCAATCTGATTCATAAATTAAATTTTTTATTGAATCTAAACAAGATAAAATAATTGTATCTTTGAGAATTTTATTATTGTGTAATAATCCTAGGAAATTCATAAATCCTTTGTAATTATCAACTCTATGTTTATTATTATTATCTAAATGTTTATTTGTATTTAAAAAATCCTTAAATTGTGAATTACATGATTTTAGTAATAATGAATTAAATAGTTCAGGATTCTTACAATTTGAACAGAAATATTTACAAATTTTAGAATTTATATTTGAAATATAATTATCATTTTCTGTCGGATTAAATCCTTTAATAACTATTGGATCATTCATAGATCTAATTATTAATTCATAAATTAAAACTTCATAATTATTAGAATTTGAATAATTTAAATTTTCTAATTTAACTATATATTCATCAAAATTGGTTTTACTAATTTTATTTAAAATTTCTCTTATTTCAGTTTTTAATATTATATCATTTGGATCAGATCCTGATAAAATTGATTTATTTATGTTTTTCATCTCGAATAATAATTCAGAACGAATATTTAAGGTAATATCATTTATAGATAAACAATATTTTTTTAATTCTTCTGGTAATACATCATTTATATCTTTATAATTTACAAAATCATCTAATTTATAACTTATATTTACTTTTGATTCAGTCATAATAAATTTATATATTGATATTTTTAAGTATAATACATTTCTAAATATTTATATCAATTTTTTTTATATTATTAAATAAATTATGCTACCATTTGTGCACTAATTTTAGAACAACATTTATAGTTAATTAATTCAAAATCTTCATACTTTAATTCAGATAAGAAATATTTTGGATCAATTTCTGTTATATTTTTTTTTATTATTAATTCTGGGAATTCTTTAGGATACCTGCTAATTTGTGTAATTGCAGCATCTATATGTTGCTCATATAAATGATAATCACCAAAAACCATTATTAAATTTCCAACAGAATATTTTGTTGTTTTACTTTTATTATTTACTATATTAACTATAATATGTATTAGTAATGCATAAGAAGATATATTGAAAGGAACTCCCAAAAACCAATCACATGATCTTTGGTACATTTGACAATCAATAGAATAATCTGTATTTACATAAAATTGTATTACTAACCCATGACATGGATACAAAACACCTTGTTTCGCTTGATTTACATTATATGTTGTTAATAGAATTCTTCTTGAAAAAGGATCATTTAAAATTATATCTATAACTTCTTTAAATTGATCAGTACCTTTTCCTGTATAATCTTTATCACAACCATTGTAGTCAGCATTAAAGTATCTCCATTGAAATCCATACATTGGTCCTAAAGTATCTTCTTTATAATTTAACCCTAAATTTGAAATAAATTCAGATGTAGTATTTGCATTCCAAATATTTACTTTCTTTTCTTTTAATAATTTATTATCTGTACTCCCAGATAAGAAAAATAATAATTCTTCAACAACACCTCTCCAATATACTCTTTTTGTAGTTAAAATTGGAAATCCTTCTTTAAGATTAAATTGTATTTGTTTACCAAATTTACTTAGAGTATTTCCATTTCTTGTCATTCTCATATCAGCATATAATAAATTTTCAAGAACAGAAAGATAATTATTTTCAGGATGAATTATTTCTTGTCTTTTTTTATATTCACTAAATACAACATCTAATATATTATCTGTATTTTTATCAATTAATTTTTGATTATCAAATTTTAATTCATAATAACTAGTTAATAAATCTTTTAATTTATTTACATTGATATCACATTCAAAATCTTTTTTTATTTTGGTCAAATATATTGTATTAATAAATTTTGGAAACTTTATTATTTCCTCAATAATTCCAGCACCACCTATAATAAATGCTTCATATTCATTCATTTTAAACATAAAATATTTAATTATATCAATAATATTAGTAAAACTAATAAATCCTTCTTCTTTTCTATAATCTTTTTTTGATGTAATTACAAAATTGTGTCTATTTGGTAGTGCAGACTTAAATGTATCTGCTGTTTTTCTACCCATTATAATATAAGAATTATCATGTTTACTTGTTATTTTTTTAAAATGGTCTAAATCTTCTTTAATATTCCATGGTAATAATTTTGAAGATGATTTACCTATTCCAAACTTTTCATCAATTGCTAATATTATTTTAAACATATTTATAATAATAATTTTTTAGCTTAATATCTAAGTGTAATTAATTATAATATCAATTTTTAAAATGTATTTTATTTTCTTTAGTAGTTTCCACAAATTTTTATTTGCCCATTTTTGTTGAATTAATCTAAATTCTACAAATTTTTTTTTATCATGATAAATAAATACTATTAAGTAAATCTATTATTTTATTATCAGAGTACTCTGATGCAACCTCTAATGCTGTTTTATTTTCATTGTTTTTTAATTTAATATTAATTTTATCTTTAAAAACTATTAAAATTTTACTAATACTTTTTGTTAAATTTTTTTTTATTGCATTAATTAAAATAGTATTTCCATCACTATCTTTCTTATTAATATTAATTTCTTTATTATTTTCAATGAATAAATTCAAAAGTTCTTGATTTTCAAAATTGATTAATAAATTAACAAATATAATCTTATCAATAATTTTTTTATTATTAATAATATATTTTATTGCTTCAAAATTTTTATAATGAAAGCACCATTCAATAAATGATAATTCTGATTTTTTTGATTTAATATTTATATCTACAGAAGGACATTCTAATAGCAGAGGTAGTAGACTATTATCATTATCAAATGAACAAATTAAAGGATATTCTTCTATTCCATAGTTTACATCAATATCTTTTTTCTTTAATAATTCTACTGTGATTAAATAATTATTTTTATTAATAGATAATTCAAGATATGACATTTTAATATCTTTATAATTTTTTAAATTAACCTTATCATTATTAAGAATTAATTTAACAAAAAATTGTCTGTTTAATTCTATAGCATGGTATAATGCATTTTTCTTATCAGATGTTTTTTTATTAATATCTATTGAATCATATTCTAAAATAACTTTCATTAATGGTAATAAATTATTTTTAATAATATAAATTAGAAATGTTTCATTCTCAGAATTTTCATAATTAATATCTTTATAAATATTTTCTAACCAGTATCCTAAATTAAATTTTAAATAATAATTACTTAAAAATGTAGGAAAATCACAGCCATTAACTATTAAAATATGTGAGGAATGTTTTTTTAATTTTTCTTCAAAATTTTTCTTCCAATCATCAAAACTAATCATAGTTTCTTCTAATAAAGGACAAAATTGATCTTTCTCTTCATCATCTGAAAATTCATCAGGATCAATTAGTTCAGTAAACGAAGAAGTCGAATCAGAACTAGTTTGTGATAATACTTGTTTTTTAATTTTACACCCTTTAGCTTTTTTAAATACTCCTTGATGTTTAGATATTTTTAATTTTACGGCTTTTTTTACATATTTATCTTCTTTTAGTTTCAGAGGTCTTGTAATATCTAAATATTTATTTTTAAAACGATCAATAATATTTCTTAATTTACATAATATATTTGTAACATTATTTGTGCTTACAATATTTTTAGAATTAATCTCTTGGATAAATAGTTTACAAATTTGACAACGAATTCCAAAATGTAAAATATAATTTAAATATTTTTTTTGTATTTTCATATTATCACCCCTATATTGGTCTGCTCTTTGAATATGATCTTTTGAAAATTTCTGACATTCTGTAAATTTATAATTAAATTCTTTATAAATTTTATTCAAATCAAATTTAGGGTTCATTTTAAATTTTTCATTTATTTCTTTATACAATCGTTCATATATTTCAATATATTTATTTAAATTACAAATTTTATCATCAACACGTAAAGTATAATTTTTTTTCTTCAATTCAATATAATATTTTGGATATTTTGGAAAAGGTATTTGATTATGACATTTGGTGTGTAAAGGTTTTTCAAATTCTCTCTCTATATTACCTATTGTTTGAATATGACATTCATCTAATGCATACGTTTCAACATATCTATTTTTAAACAGTGCATGATATTTTCTCCAAGTAAGCTTTTCATCAGCTTCTGTTGAATTAATTTTTGTGTATATATTAGTATGAATTGAACTAATTTTTCCAGAAACCCCTTCAAGACATACTTCTTTATAATTAAAATTATAAAACCCTACGTCTATATTCCTATATTCATCATTTATAATATATGAAATTGTTCCATCTATATTTAAATTTTTTAAATCGTATATAAGAGGTATTAAATCATTATTTTTTAGAAAATTATCATGTCGCAGTGACTCTAATAAATTATTATAATGAGATAAAAGTTCATTTTTCTTTTGTCTAATTTCACTTTTTATGCATTCAAGAAAGCCAAGATCGTCAATATTCAATTCTGACATTTTGATTTATTTTTAAATTAAATCTATTTATGTTTTAATGTATCTAAATATACCTATTTATAATTATTTCAATTTTTAATATTATATAATATATGTGTTATAGATTTAATAAATTAAACTATAATAATGGATACTTTGATATTATTGCCGATGCAGTATTTATAATGACACTTGAAAGTAAAGGAAGATTTGAAAATATAAATAATCAGATAAATTCTAATAAAGAATATTTCGGTAAAAATACATATATAGTATATAATAAAGGATATAATTGTAAAAAAAATAATGTTCGTAAAATAGATATTTTTAAACACAAAGAACATAAATCATCTTCAGATATTGCACATTTCTATTATACTATATTTAAATTTTCATTAAAAAATAATTTAAATAAAATAGTTATTTTAGAAGATGATTTTGAATTTACACATTACGCAAAAAATAAAGAGCATTTAAATAATATAAAAAATTTTATAAAAAATAATGAATTTGATATATATTCATTTAGTTCATTTGGATTTTTACAATACCCAACATCTTCTTCTTATACATTAAAGAATTTAATAGCTGGTGGTGCTCATGCACAATTATATTCAAATAAATTTATAAAAAAATATATCTTACAATATGAAAATTCAAAAAATAAATATTTTGATTGGAATATAGATGGATATGTTTATAAAATTAAAAATTATAATTATAGATATCCATTAATATTACAAAAAATAAATTGCAATACAGAAAATAGTTCAGTATGGGGAAATAAATTTATTTATTTTATAATAGAAAATATTTTTCAATTAGATACAAATCCTTTATTAGGTTTTTATATAATTCAATCTATAAATAATTCAATATATCAATTAATAATTATATTTGGTATATTATTTATTTTAATAAATATAAAATTAGTTAAAATCTAATTAAGTTGCACATTCAGACCAATAAATAGATAAAATAATATTTAATCCTGTTAAGAATTGAATAAATATTTTTGAATAAGATTTTTCTAAATATCTCCTACTATAATATAAATTTATCTTATATTCAATAGAATATCCTAAAATAATAACTAGTATATTTGATATAATAGAATAAATTAATATTTTAGTTAATAAACTATTACATTTTTTATCTTTATAAGTTGTAAATAAATATTCTATGTATATTACGATTATAGGAAGTATTATTAATAGGTATTTATAATTAGGTAATACGCATAATAAATATAGTAATAGAATACTTAATACGTTGATTTTTATAAATGTTAATTCGTATATATTCATTATATATATTATATATATTTAATCTTTTTTTTTATAATATATTTTATTATATCACTAATTTTATGTTAGTTATATAACTAAAATAAAAAATAAACTTTGAATGTATCAACTAATTTATGAAATAAATTCTATAGTATATAATTATTCTTCTTGTTTTTGTTCGTGTTCTATTAGGTTATCTTGCTCTACTTTTTCTCTGATTGATGATTTTTTATTAAATTGTATATATACTTCAATTAAAACTGAAATTAGAAGAATAATATTAAACCATCTTAAATAGTTTAACAAATTATATCCAAAAAAATGAAATATTATAAAAGTTCTTCTTGAGTATCATTATTCTTTTTAATTTCTTTTATAAATATCCAAGTTGTGCATATACCGCATGCTAAAATTATATAAAAATTTTTGTAATATATTGAAAATGCTAATATTATTGATAAAATAATTTTGAAATATGTGAAATCATTTTTAATATCTTCTCCAATATCAGAAAAATTAATTACAATATTTAATAATGCAAATATTGCATATATTGATATAAATATACCTTTAACATATTTGTTTTCCATTATTGTTTCAACTTTTGAATAAGAATCTTTAAAAAAAAATAAACATTGAATTACTATTGTTAATATAGTTGTAAAATAATTCGAATAATAATAAATATTTTCAATCATTTTTATTATATATTAAATAAATAAAAAATTATTTTTTTTTATTCTTCGTGTTTTATTTTATTATCTTGTGAAGGTTTTGTAAACAAATCTATACAGATTATAATAATTAAAATTATATTCAAAGTAATTATTTTTTTATCATTCGTATCATAAGTTCCTAATATTAAAAATAATATAGAGATTGTAATAATTGATTTTATAAAACGTATTACATTATTTATAGATGAATTAATGTGCAATACAATACAAGTTAAAATTGAAAATGTGAATAAAAATAAAATAATTACAATAATATTTTTTCTTAATTCATTGGGTTGGATTTCATTTGCATTTTTTTTATTTAAAAAGGAATTAATACTAGACTTTCCTATTAAAAATGACAATAATACTAACATTACATAATTTGAATACTTATTTATATTTTCATACATGTTATTATATATTATATTAAAAAAAAAAATTATTTAAATTTTATTACCATATTCTAATAAGTATTTAATCATATCGTTATCTTTATTAAAAATAGACTTTTCACCATTTTCTTTTTTCTCATATAATGGTCGATATAAATTACCCTCTTTTAATAATACAATAAATTTATCATTTTTAGTTGGTTTTGAAACACGTTGTATATAGTTTATATCATGAAAGTCATTACAATCTCTTTCTACTGTGATAACATTTAAACCATTTACAACTTTTATTTTTTTATTATTATTTTCATGATTTATAATTAAAGATTTTGAAATATTCTTCATTAATTTATTATTCAAATCATTATCTGAAATAAACGACATTTCCATATTTCTATATAATTTATCTGCATTTATTGATTGAGGGATGTACTTGTTTTCACTAAAAATTTTATGAATTGAATTCATATAAGATTTATTATTATCATAATTTGACATATCCGGAATTAAAAATTTATCATTATCCGAAAAATCATATTTTTCTGAATTTAATTCATTACCCCCTTTTTGCTTTTTTAATACATTTTTTTTCTTGAAAATATAATAACAAAATAAAAATGTATGATTTCTACATGATTTATTAAAATCTGTATCATTGTAGTATTTTTGAACATTTAATAAATATTTTCTTGTTGCAAAATCAGATTTTTGACCTGAATAATTAGTAATAAAATCTTTATGAATTTCAAATTGATTTTTAAAATAATCAAAATCTACCAATTCCAAATCACAATCATTATTAAATTCATCTACGATAAATTCTTTATCAACTATATATTCACTAGAATATGTTCTACTTGCTTCAAATGAATTAAATACATCTATTTTTAATCCTGTACCAATAGGATCAGAATCCTTAAATTTTTTCACAATTTCAAATAATATTTGTTTATTATTATCATCATCTAAATAGTATTCTGTATATTTATCTTTTCCTTTTAATAATTCTCTAATTAATTTTCCATTAAAAGTTGTTATTAGAATAAAACCATTATTTCGTAAATGATTATTTATATTAGTTTTTAGATTATTAAAACTATTATTATTTTCAAACATATAGTGAATTGAAAATGATGCATTAATAATATCAAATTTTGTTTTATTATCTTTTGAAAAATATTCTTGTAATAAATTTTTATTTTGAGTTGTCATATTATTTACAATACGTTTTTGTTCGTCATATGAGAATGGAGCTTTTGCATCAGCTTGGATAAAAATCATTTTTGGAAAACCTGGGTATTTTCTTTTGAATTGATTATATCTACTCAAAGCACCGTCTACAGAAATTAGGTTATTATTATCAGGATCTATACCTACATAATAATCAATTTCAGCCATATAAAATTTATGAATATCCCCACCTCTGCCACATCCGATATCTAATATTGATTGTGCTTTATTATTTTTAAAATTTGAGTGACAATGTGTATAAATTATAGATGATTTAATATAGTTATGGAAATTTCTCATATCTTTGGCAAGATTTTTAAGTTTTAGATAATATTGATTTTCATCATTTAAATTATATGTTGTTTCTTTTTTTGCTTTAGAATTATAATCTTGTATTTTGTCAAAATATTTAGATTCATCTTTAGAAATGTCATTAAAATCTGACATTAAAACTGGATTTATTATACTTGACCATACTTTGTTGGCAATAGTATGATAATTCCCATATTTTCTTTTATGTCTTTCAATAAATTCTGTTTTATCATGTCTTGTTCTTAGTGGAATCCATCTATGCTTTGGATCTAATGATTCGTCTGGACTATAAGTAAATTCTACAACTGATTTATCTAATAATATATCTCCCTCTAAATCTCTAACTTCATTATCTGTTAAATATAAATTACATTGGCATATATCTTCCTGTTCAAACGGTATTGGAAATTCTTTACCTTTAATATTTTTACCAACATACAAGTTACAAATTCTATAAGGTTTATTTTTTACAAATTCATTATTTTCATCAGTAAAATTTTCATCATTATAACTAATTTTATTGGTTAATTCTTCTTCATTCTTAGAATAATAATTTGAATTATCATATACAATTAATGGTTTTTTTGTAATTTTATCTTTTTTAAATTCTATATAAAAGTCAATAGAATTTGTGTATACAGGTTTCCATTTATATTCGAAATATAATGAATCACTTTTATTAGTTGTATATTTTTGTTGTAAAGGATGATAAATTAATCCATCCAATTCATAAGGAAAATTAACATTATTTTTTCTTGTATAAAAATTCCAGAATAATAAAGAATATCTAAATATTTCTATTTTTTTTGCTCCTTGGACATCAATGAAATATTTTCTTCTAATTATTGGATATTTATTTTTTAATTGTAAATCATGTGTTAAATTTTCATAAAATAATCCTAATTGAGAAGTATGAAATTTTTCTATTTCATCAATTTTAAATTTGTTACCAGATGTTGGTTTGTTTTTATATACAAATCCTTTATGAGATTTATCTATGAAGCAATCTTTAATTAGCAAATCAATTTTAGATAACCTTTTCATAATACTATCTTCATCACGGATATCTATTTTATTAAAAATTAAACAATCAAATGCCATATATACATGTGAATTATATTTTGGTATAAAAATAAATTCTCCATCCAAAACAGTACCATTATATTTTTTACCTAATGTAGATGATAAAACAATTCCTGTATCTCTAACTTTTAAATTATTTGAAATCAAATATACATTATCATAAATAATTATTAAAAAATATCTATCACCATCTGCTTTATCAGTAACTGCATACTTGTCTGGAAGAGATGATACATTTTCAATCTCTAAAGATATTGGTTGTCTAGATTCTAGCGATGTTATTTTAGAATTTTCATTAATTGTCATTAATAATTTATAATTTTTTAAAACTTTTTCTTCCATTGATTTATTAATAATAAAATTTGTTTTTTCAATCATTTTTAAAATATTTTCACATATACTATACATTTTATTTTTATCTTCTTGAGTAACTTTATTTGTCATATATTCAAGTTCAAGTTCATAATCTCTTTGAGCATTATTAATATTACCAAGTTTATTACTAAACTTTACAAATGTTAAATCCAATTTAATGTGCTTTTTTGGTTCTTTAACAAAATATAATGTATTGCGTTCTTTATATCTAAAAAATATATTTTTATTAATATTATCTATATTTTCTAAGGATATATTTTCATTATTAATAATTTTTAAAATTAATTCATCAATATTACCTGTTTTATTAACTATATCATTAAATACATCAATTTCATCAGATAATTTTGCTCTAATATTTAATTCTTCTATATCAACTATATTTTCTCTATTTCTAATTTTTTTAATTATAGTAAATTTTTCTTTATTTTTATTTGTATATATAAAAATTAGAAGTAATTTTAAAATACTAAAATTGGATGTTTTATTTATTAAATGGTTTAAAGTTTTTTTCAAATTATTATTTACATTATGAACAGTTATCCTATATGATGTTTCACTATCAAGTGAATAAGATATATCTAATTGTTCATATGGTCCTTCAATTTCATAATTTTTCACATTAGATAAATAATTAATATATTTCAATAATGATATAAACTTTTCTCTATTTAACATTTTATTTTTTAATGATCCAAATTTAAATTCAAATTCTTTATTCATATCTATTTTATTTAAAAGAGAATCAACCTTAGATTTATTATCACCCATTAAAGCAATAACTTGATTTATATTTTTCCCATTATTAAAAGATTTATTTACAGTAGACATTAATATTAATAATACTACTCTATATAATTTTTAAGTTAAATTTATGTATTATATATTATAATCAATTTTTTATATTATTAAATTAATAAATAAAGTTAAATTCATTTAATTTGTATATTATTATCTTTTAATAAATTTTGCAAGACATTTAAAATTTATTTATTACTTAAATTTTAAAATAAATATATATAATATTAATGGCTGATACTAATCATGATAATATAATAGAAAATTATTTAATTTCTTATAAATTACAAAATGTAAAAAATAATATTTTTAAATCAAAAAATATTACAAGTATTTCTGATATTCAAAGCTACCCATTATTGAATATGGGTTACCATTATTGGATAACAGATTTAAAAAAAGAAAAAACAGAATATGATAAATTTATAAATAAAAAAAAAGTTTACAAAGTTTTAAATAAATTTAATATAAATATTGATAATTATGAGAATGATATTGAAAATTTGATTAATAAAAATTTAAAAATAAAAATAATATCAGATGAATTTTGTAAAATTTGGGAATTATTATTTTATTATGATATAATTAAAAAAGAGTCATCATTCAAGTCATTAGAAATATCTAATTATAAAGGAGCATATACACAAAGTATTATGAATTATAGAAATAAATATTTTTCTAATTCAAAAGATACTTATATTATAGCTAATAACTCTGATAACCCTGTAAATAATGATATATCCAAGAACAAAAATGTTAAAGTAGTACAAACACTTAATAATTTAGAAAAAAATTATAAAAATAATATAAATTTAATTGTCGGAGGGTGTAAATTTGAACAAATACCTGAAAACTTAAGGGAACAATCTGTTTTTGAAGAAATATTTGAACAAATACTTTATGCAAGTAAATGTCAAAGTAAAGGAGGATGTTTAATTTTAAAATTTGTAGAAACTTATTCTATAATTTCAATTAAACTATTTCTTATTTTACAAGAATTATATGAATCAGTAAAAATAATTAAACCTCTCACAAGTGATATATCTAATACTGAAAAGTTTGTGGTATGTCAAAATTTTAAACTAAATAAAGATACTTCAAATTATATTAAAATACTAGAAAAAATTTATGATGAAATTAATAAAAAACAAAAAAAAGATTTTATAACTGATATATTTAATGAATATAATCTAGATATTGAGTATAAAAAATCATTAATTAATATTAATTCTTTCATGTCGAATATTAAATTCTTATACACAAATATGACTCTTGACTTTATTAAAGAGCAAAATTATCATGGAAATAAATACACAGAGAATAGAGAAAATCAAATTAAAGCATCGATTTTATGGAATGATTTATTTTTACCTGACAAATTAGAAAATAGTAAAAAAATATTATCAAAAATTATAGATTCAAAAAATGAATTTATAACTAAAAAATTTAATGAAATTAAAAAAAAAATAATTGATTAATTATAATATTTTATTATTTTTTTAAAATTCTTCTAAACTCATATATATTTAATTTAAATTAATTCCATTAAGTATTTCAAGAGTTTTTATAACTAATTCTTTTCTTTCAATATGTGGTTTAATATTTTGAAAATATTTAAATGGATTACTCAAGTGTTGAAACTTTGTATTAATTTCAGCTCTTATTGATTTAAAATTAGTTCTAGTGTCAGATGGAAAATCATCAAATGTATATTCTGGTTTGTTTACATTTATAATTGTATTTACTTTATTATTGCGATCTTGTAAATATATTTTTTTATATCCCCAATCTAATGTTATTGTTGCAATATAACTATCATCATCTTTTCTGAGAGACACTATGTATGCACTAGATTTAATATCAACACTTCCTGTGAAAAATATTTTCATTTCTTTTACTGATAATAGTTTTGATTGAAATAAATTTTATTATTATATTATCTTAGATGACCTTATTATTATACTATTCAATTTTTTTTTCCATAAATATTTTAATTTATTTAATAAAATTATTTTTTTGATTTACTCATTTTTTTTAAGAATTCTTCTCTTCCTCCAAATTTAGGATACAAGTATTCTTCAGAAATTTCTTCTTGAAAGTCTTTGAATTCAGTATTTAAATCTAATTTTCCACTTTTGATTTTATTTAATCTTTCAAACATATTAATTAATCTCTTAATACTTTCATCTCTATTTATATTTTCATCGATTAACATTTTAGTAATTGAAAATGGAATATCAGGATATTTTTCAGAAACAATATTTATAAATTCACCATATCGTGTTTTAATCATATTTTTAATTTCAGGTTTATCTGTAAATTGTATAAAATTTAATACATCACTTGTTAATTTTTCTAAATTAGGAATATTATCAATTGACATTTCATCTTGATTTTTATCTGAATTCATAATATATATTAATATTATTATGAATCTTTAACTAATTTAAAATTTTGATTTACATAAAAAAATAAATATTTATATTATTAAAAATATTTCCCAGGTGTTTTAAATAACTCTTGTGCAGAAACTAAACCATGTTGATCATATCCAGCATACCATGTATCGCCACGTTTATATACTCTTATAGTTTCCAATTTATCATTTACAAATCCCTTAATATAAAGATCTTTATTTTCTGGGTAATTGTCGATTTCATTATAAGTTATATCTTCAACATTTGCGATACTCATAAAATTAAAATGTAATAAATCTGGGTGATAGGTATGATCAATCATAATACCAGATACAGGTACAAGTCTGTCTGATGTCTGGACTTGATATGCTATACGATTAGATCCTATTTTTTCCTCATCTCCAGCAAGAAGTGTCAGTATTTTACCTTTCTTTCTAAATAGAGCTATAACAAGAGGTATTCTAATATTAGGAGATGTCGGAGCTAGATAGTCACTTTGTATAAAAGGTGATTTTTTTAAATCCGATTCTGATGGCATCTGTTGTGCTCCAATTGCTGCGCCTGGTGGTGTTGGTGCTCCAACTGCTGCGCCTGGTGGTGCTAGAGGTAAAAGTCTATCATCTCCGCGTAGTGGCGGTGGAGCTGGTAATGTCCCCATAGCTCCTTGTGGTACCTGTCCTTGTGGTGCCTGTCCTTGTTGCACAGGTTGCTGATACCCTGGTTGTTGTTGGGGTACTTGTGGTTGTGGATTTAATAATAATCTAGGAGTTTGGGAGATATTAACACCATTTGTCTCAATAAATGCGGCT